CAGCGGTTCCGTACCGCTCGTTGTGGTGCGCCGTCACTGAGGGCGGGCACACGTTAGCCTAACCCAACACTATCGTCTAGCCTGAATCCTCTGCTCAACACCGGAGGGCTGAACCTCGCTGCGAGCCTTGCCCAGGTACTCTGCTCGCCCAGCCACGTTGAGCGCCTTGCCTTGGAACGACTTCAACTGCGGCTGCTGCTGCGGAGTCTGCGTGCCGTACACCGACTGCGCCGTCATGCCCAGAGCGGGAGCGCCGTCAACGCTGGTCCCAAGCAACATGGACACCATCGCCCGCTGCTTCACCGGCACCTTGCCCGTCTCCTTGATCTTGGCAATCAGCTTGCTCCTGACATCCTGCATCAAGGCAGGATAAACCGTGTTCAACGCCTCAACCTGCTCAGGGAGCAGCGCACCCGTCGTCGCAAGCGAGAGCGTATCCATCGGACGCGCAACGGCCTCCTTGACACGCAGGAACTTGCGCTTGTCCTCGTCCATCGGCTCCCACTCAGCAAGGCGCATCGGGGACAAACCCGCAGGCGGGCGCGGCATCTTGGAAGCCAAGTAATCAATCGCGGCGGTGTTGGTAGCCTGCGCGGAAGCATTGATGTTGGGCGCGCTGTCCTCAAGGTCGCCGAGCAGATCTTCAAGTTGATCTTGGCGCGCATCCGCATCAATCGTAAGCTTCTGCAACTGCTTGACGGAGTTGTCGTAGTCGGACGCAAGCTTCTTCTTGTCGGCCCAGACCGCGATCCCCTTGCCCGTCATGCCAGCGCCGATCAAGGACCTTGCGGTCTTGGTCGTAGGTGCAACTGCGCCGGTCAACTCGCTGGTAACAACATTGGTGTGCTGCTCAACAGCACGAGCCGCCTTCTCAAGCGAGGCCAAAGTCTTGGCGGTCGTTGCAGGGTTGGCAAGGATGGATCGATAGCCGCCCATGACACCAAGCACGCTAGCGGCCCCAGGAAGGCCGGCCACCGCCGCACCAGCGCCTCCAAGGATGCCGCCCTTGGTGAGAAGCTTAGCGATCACATTCAATCCATTTGCGTTAGCACCATCCTTCAACAACTTGGCTTGTTCCCTGATCTGATCTCGCCGCCGCGCTACATCGGCGTTGTATTTCTTCGTCTGCTGCTGAATAATATTTTTATATTCGGCCGCAATTTGCTTGTTTTCCTTTCTAATAGTTTTGTTTAGCTCTTTTGTCAGATTATTATGAAGGTCGGCCACCACGGTGTCGATTGCGCGATCATATGCAAGAGACGTTTTGGACATATAATCAGCAGCAGCCTGACGATCAAAGTTCATGCGAGCGTATTGCGCCGACTCTTGTATCTGGTCTATTAGGCTTGCGCGAGCCGCCAAATAATCCTTCATGTAGCCACGACGCAACGCACCAGTGTCTTTATTCAAGTCACGAACAAAAGACCCAATGCCTTCGGGATTAACGCGCAGGTTCCGCATGGCTCCGCGCTCGTAATCGTAAATTATCAGCTTCGCCTTTTCTAGGTTTTTGATGGAGTCAATATATTTGGTGTAAACGCGATTGTACGCCTGTTCACGCACCGCAGCATCGCCATACAGAGCAACATCCTCAAGGTGTGCAACAAACCTTGACCGGAGATCACCGAGCGCGGCCTGCGTCTTTTGCGGCAGAAGCGCCATTTCGTTCTTGGGGATCTTGTAGTTTCCGCCAGCGTCCCACAACTGACGCTTGAAAATCTTGACCTCGCGATGGATTTCCTCTGGCGACGGTCTTGAATCGGCAAAACGAACCAAGTCGTCATAGAAGTTTGAAAGCTTGGTGGCCACAGCCTGCGACTGTTGACTGACAGGTTGCTCCATCAATCTACGGACATCAGCAACAAGGTCGTTCAACGCACCCTGGTACTCGCCACGCACCACGTCGCGAGCCTGAGCCTCAAGCGCCTTCTGCTCAGCAGCGGTGGCAACAGGAGCAGCACTAGCCAACAGATCGCTGACCTTGGCATCGACGGCAAGGCCAATCAATTTGTTGGCCTCCACCTTGCGGATGTTGGCGTTGGCCTCCATCGCAGCCTTCTCAAGCGCCTTGAGGTCGCCTTCCAGAGCAACACGCAACTCGCGCTGCGCGCTCTCAAAGTTTGCTGGAGTCAGCGGCACCTCGGGTCGCAGCACCGGGCCAGCAGGCGCACCGGGCTCAGGCACCTTGGGCGTCGCCTCCTCAAGGATGCGTCCGAGGTCTTCAACGGTCTTGCCCTTGAGCGCAGCCCGCTGCTCAAGGATGGCGCGAGTAGCATCCGTTGATGCCCCGGTCACCTCTGCTGACTTCTCAGGGAACCAACGCACGAACCAATCACGGAGTTGACGACCGCTGCTCTTGGCTCCGCGTACAGCGGCACGAGCAGCAGACGGAATCGTGGCCTCAAGCAAGCCACCGACGCCACCAAGCGCCGCATCAAACCCCATGTGTGCGTACGCGCTCTCAGCCACCAACGCTGGATCTCCAAGCGCCGTTTCGTTGGCGAGCGACTGCGCGCCAAACATCATCATCTCAGCAGAGCGTCCAAGGCCAAGGCCGATGGCCTTTGCCACCAACTCCTGCCGTGCTTGCAGCGTTGCAAGGTTCTCACTCGCCTTGGCGACCTGTGCCCCAGTAGCAACCTTCTCAGCACCAACCGCAAAGTTGTCTGCTTCACGAGCAGCGGCAAGCTCCAACTCAGCCAAGCGCGAGCTCAAGCCTGGCATATTGCGGATGCGCGACAACGCTGATGACTCAATGGCCTCAGCCATCTGCGTTCCGGCCTTAGAAAAAATGGCCGGCTGTGTCATTGCCGTGTTGCCGATGTAGTCAATTGCGTCCGCAAGAAAGCGGCGACCGGACGGAGCATTCGCAAGCAGATCGTCAGCCTTGGCTACCGAGATGCGATTAGCGGCCTTGATCGCTTCCTGGCTGGCTCGCAGCACATCCTTGGTGACAAGCGACTCAAGTTCAGCGGGAACCTTACCGCCCTCGGCAGAGAGCGCCATCTGCATCTTGGATGCTTGATCAACGGCAACTTGCTTAGCAGCGTTGGCATCATTAAGCGCACGCTGCGCAACAACCACACGAGCCGCGTCACCAGTGCCACGAGCGGCAGCAAGATCACCCTGCGCCGTCATTAGCGCACGGTTGGCCGCGTTGAGTTGCGAGGCTTCATCAACGGCAGCAGCAAGCTTTGCATCCGCAAGGATCGTGGACTTTGCAGCAACCTCGGGGACCAGTGCCGTCGTCGCGGACTTGAAGATCTTGTTAGCGGCGGGACCGACAAAGAAACTGCTCAGGGTGCCAGCCAACGCCGCGCCAGGGTAAGTCTCGCGCTCAGCCTTGATGGCCTCACGCGTTCGCAGCCCTGCCTCCTGCTGCAAGCCCGGCACGGTCATAAACCGCGCCATCTGGCCCGCCAACTCCATGCGCTTCTGTTCGGCGAGTTGTGCGGTTTCCTCGTCCACCAGCGACGGAGCGATCTTGCGCCCGATCTCGGCGGCACTCGGGATCAGCTCCATCGCCGTGACAGCAAGAGGAGCCATGGATGCAGCAACAGCACCAGCCGGCCCAGCGACCAGTGCGCCCGCCGCCGCAGGAGCTACGCCCTCCAAGAGCGCCTGTCCGAACGCCTTGCGGCCACCGGATACATCCTCAAGCGCAGCTTTCTTAGCCTTGAATTCAGAGATCTGCTGCTCAGAGGCCGGCGTGTACCCTGCGGCCATCGCCTTGAGCGCCTGTTCACTAGGAACAGTTCCAACGATGCCTGTTTCCGGCTGAACAAGGTACTCAACGTCGTTTGCCATTTAGCAAGCCCTCATAGATGGCTTATCGCATACCGGCAGGGTTCCCGCCGGGAGGAACGCCAACGGACGTTGCAGGAGCCGCAGCGGGCGCTGAGAGCGGACTGAACACGAAGCCTTCGCCACCGACATCTTCCGCGCTCACCACTTCCCGCGCACGCTGGATCTCTCGTTTAATCGCCTCGGTGGTGCGCTTGGAAGCGGGCTCGCGCACGTAGTTACGCACCGCGTCCACGTAGCCGCGCTGGAAGTCATCCCGCAGGGCCTTGATGCCCACCGATGGATCGCGGTCGGCAAAAAACTTCTTAGCAAGCGCTTGAACGCTGGTGGGATCTTGCAACGCTTCTTTGAGGAACTTGCCGGCGTTCAGCGAAATAGCACGCTGGAAACCCTTGCCGCCTGGATACTGCTCAATCAACATGGGCACTTCAGCAATCGCTTCGCCACGATACTTGGGCGACAGTGGATTGAAAATTTCGTACCCGCCCTCCTTAAAGAGTTCCTCCAACTTGATTGCCGCCTGCAATGCGGCGATGCGACCAGACAACTCTTTTCGAATGCCAGTGCTGCCGGTCTTGGTGCGAAGCTCAAGATCCTCGTCACCCACGTTGACCATGCGCTCTGCCTGTGCATCAAGACGCTTCTGCTCTGCCAACGCCTCCCGCTGTTCGCGAGCAAGACGCCTTTCCTCTGCTGCTGCGGCAGCACGGGCACCGCTTTCTGCCATCTGCTGCCTGCGAATATCGCGCTCGGCCGCACGCTCACCAGGTCGTGCCTCAATCTCAGCCACCTGAGCCATCTTCATAATCGCGTCGTTGGTCAGCTTGGCCTGCTCCAGCGCAAGGCTCGCCTTGACCTTGGGCAACTTGGTCATCGCCGCAAGTTTGCCGGCCTGGGCGCTCGCAACAAGCCGCGCCGACGCGCGCACCACCTCTTCGGCAGATTCAACGCTGTGCCCCGCATCGCGCAGTCGAGCGAACAGCGAGTCACGCTTCATCTTCTGAAGTTCAAGATCCTTCTCAACAGCGTTGTTGAAGATCTGCATGGCGTAGTTGGGCATCCCGGTCATACCGGAAGCAAACGCACCAGCGGCGAGCGACAACGCTGAACCAATCGACCCGAGCGTGCCCAAGCTAGCGAAGTACGACTGCGGGTTCTTGAGGTGATCCATCTCCTCAAGGATCTTCTTCTGAAGATCGCGCGACTCGTTGGCGCGAGTCTCAAGCGTGTTAAGGCGCTCCTTTTCCTTGTCAATAATGTCCTGCTGTGCCTTGATCTCTCCCTGGACCATCTCTTCGTCAGCAGTCGTCTGTGCCTCAAGCGCCGCCGCTTGCCGCACAAGACCCTGCGCTGCCATCTTCTGGAGCGGCGTCATCTTGTCGTAGGCAGTACGATCAAGACCAACGTCGGCAAGACGCTTGTTGAACAACTGCTCAGGCGTCAACTCGGCGGGCTTGACGGCAGCAGGAGGAGCCACAGCGGCAGGCGCGGCGACAGGGGCAACCGCAGCGGCAGGCGCAACAGCAACGGCGGGCGTAGGCGCGACCGGCGCGGCAGCGGGAGCCACAACAGGGGCGGGAGTCGGGGCAACAGCAGCCGCAGGCGCAACGGGCGATGCCTTGGGCGCAGGCGCAGCACTTGCTACGGCAATCGCCTCATTTGTTTGCTTAATCGCGTCCTCAAGAAGCTTGATTTCGTCTGGGTTTGGCTTGGCTTTGGACCGCTCCAGATCCAGATCTCGTTGGTAACCAGCCAGCATTTCTTCGTCCACGCTCATAACAGGCGCAGGCTTCATCACGGGAGCAACCGGCGCGGGCCGACCCATCAGCGAACCGGCGACAACGCGCTCGAGCTTCACCGGAACGGATTGAGACTTAATGACCTCAATCGGCTGTGCGGCAACGCGCTCTACAACATTTACGGGCTGTGCATCCGTCACCAGCATCTCTTGTGCCTGCCGCGCCGCAGCGGCCTCCTCGGGGCGAGGACGGGGGCGACCAGACTGCACCACCATGCCGGGACGCGGACGAGGACGAGTAGAAGGCGCTACCTCTTCAACTGCCGGCTCATCAGCAATCGCGCTCGCATCATATTCACGAGACAAGTTAAACGCCTTAATAGCGTTTTTAATAAAATCTGCACGCTGAGTGGGATCTTCAAACAGCGCAGCTTCTCGCATCACGCTGGCCTGATAGTCTGCTGGGATAGTAGGCGCAGGGGTAGCAGCGTCGTCAGGATTGTCTTCAATTCCAGCAACCTTGGCAATGCGACGAGGACGAGGACGACCAGAAGGGGCATCTCCACCAGCGCCCGCCATTTCGTCCATCAGGTCTTGCGTGTTCTGAGCATCCTGCTCAGTAGCCTCCTGCACCTCGCCCTCGCGGGCAAACTTCCGCAGCCGCCCCATCAGGTTGGGCGACAGCCCCTGCTTGGCGATCTTGATCGGGTTGCCTAGCGGGCGCACCACCTTGAAGTGGGTCGGCCCCTCAAACACTTGGCGCAGGCGCAGCGTCGGCTTCTTCATCGGCTAACCCTCTTCCTCGGCCTCAAGATCAGCCAAGGCTTCCATAGCATTCAGCCGCGCCTCAAGCTCGTTCAATCGCGCCAACGCCTGTGCAAACGCCTTGGGCGAGGGGCGCTTCTGCTTCTTGATCGCGCTCACGAAGTCCTTGGCCTTCTCAGGAGCATCCTCAGCCTGCGCCACCGAGCGGGGCAGCACGATCTCGCCAGGACTCAGGAGCGCCGGCACCGTGTCGTTGCTGCGCGTGTCGCCCTTGAACTTAGCCTTGCCGGGAATCTCGCGAGCAGGCATCTCGCGACCACGAGCAGCCTTCGCTGCCGCCGTGAATGCCGCCTGTGCGCCAGCCGCTCCCGCTCCAGCAACTGCGCCGGATCGTTTCTGCTCAATCTCCTGTTGTTCCTTGCCGTACCCAAGCACCATGCCCTTAGCGCGCTGGTCAAGTTCTGCCTGCGTAACCGCCTGCTGCGTACCAAGGCTTCCAGCGGTGCCGTACAGACCCGCCGCAAGCTGTCCGCCAAGAAGCTCCTGCTGGCGACGCTGCGTAAGAATGTTTCCAAGCGCCGCCTGAGCCGCCTGCTGCTCCTGCAACCGGAGTTGCGCCGACTGCGCTGCGGCTCCGGCACGAGCGCCGGCCTGTTGCGTCAGCATCAGCCGCTGCGCCTGAGCGGGCGTCAGGCCACGAGCAGAGGCCAACTGGGACGCCGCAGCCGCCTGCGATGCCTCAAGCGCCTGACGGTACTGCAACTGAGCAAGGCTCAGACCGCGACCCTCGGCCTGCGCCCGCAGCGCATCCGCAAGAGCCGCCTGCTCTGCACCTACGCCACGCGATCCCTCAAGCGCACCGAACGCTTCGCGCTCTGCGCCGGCAAACGCAGTGCCCGTTTGCGGTCCAGCGATCTGCGTTCGCAGCCCCCCGTAGCGGCGGCGAAACTCCTCACTGGTCGGGTCCATGTACTCAGGCGGGCCGCGCACGGCATCAATCACGGACGGCAGTGCGCCACCGATCAGAGATGCACCACCCAGGATCCCAAGGGTAACCGGATCAATCGCCATTCATGCCTCCTAGCTTACGATCTGCGATGCAGGCACCTTGTTCAGACCCTGCTTTGCCCCAACCTCAAACGCCAGCGACGACAGACTCAACCCCTCGCCGCTGCCCGTCACTGAGGGCAAATCTTCGATGATGAACTTTACCGCCTGACACTTCTGCCGCGCAAGGTCAATGCGCCACTGGTACAACTGGAACTGCCCACCGTAGCTGCCCGCGCCATAGGGGCTTGCGCCGCCAAACGTCGTCGGCGTTGTCGGACTGACCAGCACCTCTTGCACCACGGTGTCGTCAAAGTCGTAGCAGACGCTGATCTTCAACTGGTGCGCGCTCTTCCAAGCGCCCAGCAACTGAGCTCGACGCACACGCTGGAACCCCTGCACCTGAGCGAACGAGAACCACGAGGTCGCAAGCTTGAGGTGGATGGGTTGCCCGTCGTCGGTGTAGACGCCGCTCGTCTCTTGCAGCACCTTGCCATCAGCGCGAAGCAGCATCGTGCTGCCGTTCCAGATCAACGAGTCCACCGCGTCGCTGTTGGTGAACACGCCCCACTGCTGGACAAAGTAGTCGTAGACCAGGGTGACGCCAGACTCCAACGTGAACCGCACCTGGTTGGTGTTGTTCACCAGTGTAGCCGAGGTGATCGTGTCGTCGTTGTACGCCTCGACGGCAGCGCCGATGTACTGCACCGCAAGCGAGCGGTCGATCAGGTAGATGCCCTTACGGCTCTTGAACAGGATGCCAAACGGCGAGCCCACGATAGATCGAGGGTCGATGCAGCCCACGTCCGTGGTGATCAGGATCGCGTCCGACAGGTCGTTATTCACGCCCGTGTTGGTTGGCCCTTGACCCACAATAAAAAATATTTGACTGTCTTTGAAAACCAAAAGCTTGTCGTCAATGGTTGACAGGGCCGTGATTGGTCCGCCCCGAGGATCAACCGTTTTGACCTGTTCATCGCTGAACGCAACTGGCGTAGCAGACCCGATCTCTTTGCTGTACCAGACATTGAGCGGGTTAGTGCTATCCACCACCCACAGTCGGTTGCGATGCAGTTGCACCAAGCCGGTAGGCGGCGCAGGCTGATTAAAAATCTGATATTGCTCAGGCGCGGTTAGAAACTGAGTATAAAGCTGCGGCGGCGCTGCAATGATGTTGCCGGTCGAGTTGAACGTCACAAGGTCAGCGTCAGACTGATTGTCCTGATAAGTCAACACCGTACCACCAGCATCGTTGAGATCTGGCGCCGTCAGACTGCTGATCCGATAAAAGATACTTCCACCACTAGTGGTGGCCTCAAGCGTCCGATAAACAATGACCTGTACCGGCCTAGACCCAACCTTAGCCGTTTGATTCAAATAGTTAATGCTCAGGGTGACGCGACTGTTGCCGGCAAGCGTAACCTCTACAGGATCAGCAGGCTGACTTTGATGAATGTTGCCCTGATTGTCCACCCACTCATAGCAGACAGTATACTGATATGTTCCCGCCGTGATGTTACCGGCCGCAACCGCGCTTACTTCAAATATTGGGTAAAGATGGAAGTTGTGCTCAACAACATCATTCCCATCGTACATTTGAAGCACACCACCGCTCAGATGCAGGTTATTGGCGAGGATCTCGTGATTTACGGCGTACTCGGGCGCGGTCATGTCAAACGTGACCTGAGATACGTTGGTTTGAGTTTCCGTAATCTTGCCCTGAACCAGCACCTGATCCAGCATGGCGTATCGAAACTCTGAATCTAAAACGTTGCTGACGCCGGGCAGGATCGGAGCCGAAACAACGTCAAGATTCACCGCTGACAGCACACCGTCGTTGGTGTTTCCCGCATTCCAAAAAGCAAGGTTTTGACCGGCAGGCCCACCGGGTACATCCGAAAACGTAACGGTGCCGGTCGGGCTGGTGCCAACCACATAGGCAACGGTTCCAACGTTGGACGGGCTGGACGGACTAATGGTCCCGTTGATAACGCCATTGGTGCGAGACTGGACAGCCATGCCAACAGAAAAGTTGATGTAGTCACCAGGCGTCGCGAGCGTAGCCACTCCCGTTGTGCCGTTGAAGGATGTGCACACACCCAAGGTTGTGGGTGTAAAAGCCGCCGTAGCGTTGGCCGCGAGCGAGCCCGCAAACGCCTTGGCAACGATGAGCCCATCGCCATTGATCAGGAAATAACACGACTGAAGCGAGATTGCGCCAGCCAGCGTGTAACCGCTGCCACCTCCAAACGTCACATCAATGGATCGGTTGGGGTAGAAGTACACCACCGGCACATAGGTTTTCCCGTCAAAGAAAAAAGCCTTGCCGACCGGCGTCACCCGACGCTGCCAAATTGTATTGCTTACTACCGAGTACGTGTAATCAACAACAGCCCTATTGGTTGAAACCGGGTATGTGTCGCACTCGGAATAATAAACATCAAAGCCAACTGCGTCAGGTTGATTGTTGGCTGCTGTGATCGCCCTTGCTTGATAGTAGGTTAACCCAGACGCAATCGTGAAGCTGGCATACGGGACCAAGACCGGATCAAAAGCAATGGCTTTAATGGATGCAGTATATGGGGCCGTGTCTGAATCGGTTGAGTAAACAATAGCCGGCGCGGCCACACCGGTCGCAGCAGTATTAGCGCCAAATACGCAAATAGATCGGCTGAGTTCACCGATGATGTACTGGCCAAGGCTAAACATCGGTGACGAAAAACTATACTGGCGAAGAGTTGTGCCGCCGTTGTTGTTGTTGAAAGCAACGCAAATCTGCTGGCTTGGCGACGAGGTCACGTATGCAACGGCATCGTAATTTGTCGATGACGATGACAGCGCGTTGTCGTTCGCGCCCAAGGCGGTAATCTGGTTGATGTTAGGAGCCGCCAGCGGCCCGGCTAGCGGGATCTGCGCGAGCATGAGCGCATTCAGCGCCGTGTTCACATAGTAGATCAAGAAGTGTGTATCGTTCACAAGCACTCGAGGCTTGGCTGCATTGAGCGACAGCAGCGCCGACGATACAAGCGCCTGATTGTTGTTGCCGTCGATGATAGCGTACCGAACCGAGCCCGCCGTCAACGAGTCTTGCCAAGCGTAAGCCTGGAGGCCGTTAGCAGCCGTAGCACCGTCAGCGTTGGACTGAGCGTAACTATCTTTGCACACCGAGGAGGAAGTCACTAGCGCCGGCACGTAAGCGGATTTGTTGATCCATCCATCATTGGATCCGTCGTAGGTGTAAAGCCGTTCACCATCAGCAACCAGCAACTCGGTCCCATAAGTCGCCAAACCAACACCGTTGTCTACCAACACGCCAGAAGCACCTAAAACTTCTTGCCCGAGCGGCACAGTGCCATCGCGCTTCTGGAGCGAGCGCAGGCGCGTGAAGATGCCGTTCTCAAGTTCCAGCAGTTTGCCTGCCTCAACTTGCTTCTCGTCCGTCTTGGTGTCCACGCCCTGCGCGAGCGGGACAACGATTTTCTGACGATCAAGCATGAACGTCTCCTAGAGTTCGTAAGCGAAAAGAGATCCGTTCATTGCGAGGGTGGGAGTGCCACCACCAGAAAGGCTAGTACAGGCACATTGGAGGGTATACGTGCCCGCAGGCAAAACAACAATCCCATTAAGGCTTGAGGCAGGAATGATTAATGGTCCTGATGCAGAAACCTCACCCGCAAAAGCAATGTTAAGATAATTTCCAGCAGTAAACCCAACCGGAGGCGATGCCGATGTAATATTTACAGCAATTGACGCGCTGCAATAATTAGCTCCAGCAGAATTATCCAGTCGGATTCCAGCAGAGTTAGGAGCCGTTGTTATGGTCGTAACGCCAACAAACAAGGGACGCCCTGTGGTCGTAATGTTTACTGGCAACAACAAGTTGCCTGGAGCAGTATTTGGACCGTCAAATTGATATGCTGGGACAATCTGGCCTACAGCAACAAGCATGGAACGTTGAATGCCGCTGGTCTGCGTGATGTATCCGATTGTGCCGCCCGTAGTGCAAGTCAGAAACGAGTTACTCGCAGGAACCGCAGACGGCAGCGACAACGTATAGGCACCAGAACCGGATGACCGATTTACGGTAATGCCATCAATTACCACAGATGAGCAATCAACGGTGCCTACGGTAAGTCCGGCGGGATTGGAATTTTCATCATCAAACACAAACGAAAGAGTTGGGGAGTCATAGTTGACGGCTGCGTTAGGCACGATCCCGCCAATATTACCGCTACCCCCAACGTTTACAGTGCCACCGCTAGTGATCTGAACGTTGTTGCCTGAGCCGTCGTTCCACCAGAGCTCGCCGTTGTTGGCGTATACCGAGTTAAGCGAGGCAAGCGACGCCTGATCCAGCAGACCTAAACGCTTGACGTTGGTGAGCGCGTTGGTTGCCAACGACAGGTCCGCGTTGATATTCAGCCCCGTTACAGGCACCAGCGCGCCGTTGCCGCTCGTGTGGTTGTGCGAGTCGATCAGCGACAGGTCCGCGTTGATCTCGCTCGCCCACGTCGGTCCCGGCGTCTGCGACACCACCGGCAGGGTCAGGTTCATGTTTGGCGTCGTCATCTTGTCCTCCGAGGGCCGCTACAGTAGCACACCGTTACGCGCCCAGAAACTTTGCACTCGCGATAATACCGGGAATCTGCGGATACGGCGTAGCAGCGGTAATGGTTGAAATCTGAGCGTTGGTGCCAGAAGCCGTCAGCGCCCACTCAATGTAGTCGTTTGCATCCAGCCGGATTGTAAACGAGATTGCTGGGTACAACAGCGAGTTATTGTTGCCCAACTGCACGCGACTTGCGCTACGAGCCACGTTAGCGCCGTTTTTCATCACCCAAATCGTGATGTCATCGTTGCTTCCGGTCACAAGTTCCAACTGCGGCGAGAAGAAAAACTCGTATACTCCGTCGTACGGAACCGTGATCTCTGAGTTGCTTACAAGAGTGATGCCGTTGTTGTCTTCAACGGTGTCGTACGTTGCCATCAACGCAGTACCGCCGCTCGGGATAGCGGTTGCAACGGTATTGTCGGTCAGGCTAATAAAAATAGCTGGGAAGTCTTGTTGCGCTTGCGGAACCCATGAGGTTCCGTCGTACGTCAGCGTGTCGTCGGTGGCCGGAAGAACGGACGTAATGTCAATCGGCTGGCCCTGCCATGACAACGACGGCGGCGATGATGAAGCGCCGATTGCAATCGCTGCTGTGTTCTGATCGCCAATGATGACGCTGCCGTTAGTAGTTCCTGCGCCGCCTCGGATCGTGACATCGCCGCCCGTGGCGTTGGTGGACGTGTTCTGCCCGCCAATGATGTAAACGTCGCCGCCGTTGCGACCCGCGCCACCGCTGCCGCCCTGGACGTAGGCGTCGCCACCCGCAGTCGCGCTGTTGCCGGCGAACCCACCCTTGACGCGCACCACGCCGCCAGCGCCCGTGCCAACGCCCGTGCCGCCGACGATCTCCGCGTCGCCACCTACGCCGTTGGTCGCGCTGCCCTGCCCACCCTGCACATACGCGCCACCGCCCGCCCAGGTGCCGACGCCACCGTCGCCGCCGTACAAGTACGCGCTGCCGCCGCCGCCTCCGGTACTCGCGGAGCTCCCGGTGCCAGCCTTGATAGTGACATCGCCACCGGGAACGTTGACAAACGGGTTGATGCCGTTCGCGTCGCCCGCCTTGATGCCGATGCTGCGATCCACATTCGTCGGCGTCGTGGACGTGGTGTCCATCTTGAAGAACGTCGTGACGGGGTTGCCAAACGCATCCGCGCCATAACGGACTCGGATGTAGCCCTCACCGGGGACCGTAAAGGTGTCAGCCGCAAGTCCGTTGGGGTTGGGGTACGTGCTGCTCGTGTACCCCAGAACGCCGCCAGCAGGGCCGCTAGGCGTGGCCGTGGCCGCGCTGCTCGCCCAACCCGTGCCGGTGCTGGTCAGCACATTGCCAATCGCGCCAGGACTCGAGAGGCCCGTGCCGCCGTTAACCGCCGCCACTACGCCGGTCAACGAGATGTCAGGCGTCGATCCACCGGACGAGGCCAGCGGTGACGAGGCGGTGACGCTGCCAACCTTACTATTAAAGGTGACCCAGTCGGCAGAGTCAAGATAGCCGTCTGTGGTCGCGTTAGCCTGCGGGATCGACAGCACACCGCTGGAAATCACCAGCGGAGGCAGCACGCTGGTCACCACGCTGCCAACGGTCCCTGGAGCCCACTGCGTGCCGTTCCAGACGATGGCTTGGCCGGTGCTGGGCGCCACGGCAGATAGCGAGCGCCCTTGCAGTCCAACGACACTAGGGCTCTCAAGCGGCCCCGTCAGGTCGCCCTGCACGTTGCGGAGAATGGGATTCAGCGCGGAAGCAAGCTGATCCTGCAACCTGTTCAGCGAGTCGTCTACGCTGAAGATGCGGGAGAGTTGCTTGATGGTCGGCATTAGGGAATACCGCCGCCGCCACCGAACCCGTTACCGAAGGGCCACGTTCCGTTCGTCCACTGCACGTCGGCAATCGTGGCCGGCGAGCCAGCGTCGCGGTTCTCGCCCGCAGCCTCAATCCGCTTGATGAGCGCCGCCTTCTGGAACTGGAGCGTGCTCGTGTCGCTCTCTTCCTTCTGGAGCATCTTGATCGCAGCGTCGGTGACCACGTACTCAAGCCAGCCGGACACGCCGTCAGCCACGAGCGACCCAGGGCCGACGCTGCTTGCCGACAGTTGCAGTCGCGTGGACGCGCCGGGCGTGGGCGTGGGCGAGGTGCTGTTGCCAACGCTAAGAGCCAGTTCCGCGCTGTCAGTCTGCACCAGCGTGATCACATTGCCGTTGGGTGTAGCGGTCACGTCGCCGTTGGTGATCGTCGCAGCGTTGATTGCAGTCGCAAGACTGGCGGCAGACTGCGTGTTATTCAAACCAACAAGCCATTCATTGCCAGCATAAAGAGTTGCGTTTCCGATGGAAAAATAATCCCCATCTGTCCCGCCGGTAAAAAACACAAATCCAAATGTTGCGCCTGGTGACGTTAGAACGCCAGGCACACCTGTGGTTTTGACTTGAAACAAGCAAGACGGGAAAGACGCTACCGCTGACTCAAAGTCGGCAACCGTAGTAACGCCAGAGTCATATTGAAAAATATATGACGAGCCAACGGCCGATAGCGTTCCAGCGCCGACTCCAGATGCGGTAAACAACAACTCAATGCTGTTTCCGGCAGGACCACCAGACACAGCCTCAAGAACCGTTGTAATAGCGCCGGAACTTGAAATATCAAGATCAAGTTCTGCCTTAGATGCCGCGATAGGACTGTTGACCGTCAGCGTCACCTCGTCCACCAGTTCAGCCAGACGCGGGATGTACCAGATGCGGATCGTCTGACCCGTCTGCGGCGACGGCGTGAACCAAAGCTTGTTCCCGCTCAGTCGGTAGCGCAGGTTGGTGACGCCAATCCACGTCTGCACGTTCGCGGTCGAGTAGCGGTTACGCTCTGCCAGCGAGAACGGGCGCAACGACACATAGCCATCAGGGCCGCTGCCGATCTCCAGGTCCACGCCGAGCAGCTTGTAAAAGTCGTCGGGCAAATCGTAGCGCGACTGGTTGCCCACCAGGTTGAAGGAGTACTCCTTCACGTAGTAGTCGTTGCCGTACTTCTGCACCAACAGGTCGTACAGTTCGTAGTACGAGGCGTTGATGTAGCTGTTCAACTCCGCGTCGCTGATGAACGTCGAGTTCACCATGTCGGCGCGCTGCCGACTGGCCGTGCGGAGTTGCCCGAGGTTCATCTTGGGGTAGATCGCCATGAGAACCTCCACAAGCACATCAAGGGAGCGCCCTACCCTACCGTAGAGCGCCCCCCGATGCTAGCGCGAGTTAGTACTCGCTCTCGTCCTCTTCACCGATGTCCTCGTGCACTCCCTCAACGTGCGGCATCGCATCAGCGATGTGGAACGCAGAGGCGAGCGCAGAGGCCACGGCCTGGGCATCGCCGGACTTGACGGCGTCGATCAGATCCTCGGCGCACGCAAGCATCGCGTGACCGGAACCCATCTTGCCGCCGCCATGCTCGGCCTTGCCCTCGCCCATGTCCTTCTTGGGCTTCATCTTGCCGAGGATGATTGCCACCGCAGCCTTGTCATCGTGAACCATGACAGCCTCCGGTTAGTACGCGGTCGTGTTGGACAGCGTAAGCTCAACATACATCACGGTGCCGTTGTCAGGCACGGTGCTGACGCTCAGAGCAAGCGGAGAGCCACCAACAGTAACCGTCGTAAAGGTAATAGACGGATTGCCAGAGGAGCCGTTCACGTTGTCGTTAATCACCCAGAGCTCAATCGGAGCGGCAGCAGTGCCACCCGGGACCGCCGACATAGACACGTTGAGCAAGCGCACATACGGGTCGTAGGTCGGCACGCCGCCGTTGCTGGCGCCCAGCGTCAGCGTGAAGTCACCGTTGCCAAGATCGGTCAGCGACACAAAACCCTGCGACGGGTTGATGGTGACGGGCGACGTGCTGCTGTTCAGCACCTCGCTGAGAACCAGCGACGGAGCGCCACCGCTGTACGTGATCTTGGCAAACAGCTTGATGACCTTGCGCTCAAGCGTGCCGCCAAACTGGTTGTAGGTACGGTTAGCCATGTTTTCTCCTTACACAAAGGGCGGACCCGGGACAATCCGAGCCCGCCCTCCGTGCGGGTTAGTTGTTAGGCGCCGAGCTGCACGACGGCGTTGAAGCCGGGAGCGTTGCAGCCGAGGTTCGCGTAGGACACCACGCGGAGCTCAGCGGCGTCGCTGTTGTACACGCGGAGCATCTCAAGCCCGTCCGCGTACTTGGCGATGTGGGGCGCCGGCCCGAGCGAGTAGAGCTTCCACGTGTCCATCTGGAGCAGGAACGCGGTCTTCGCCGGGCACGAGCGGTCGGGGAACACCTTGATCTGGCCGGCGGCGCCGTTGATCAGGATGCCGGGGTAGTAGAGCTTCGCCGGGCCGTCGAACGAGATGTACTGCGCCTTGGCACCGAGGCTCTTCTCAAGCGCGGCGTACGAGGCGAAGTTCATGATGCACACGTCCGGCGTGCCACCTTCGCGGGCGACGAGGAGCGAGGCGTCGATCACGGCCTCCTCGATGCTCTGCGACGTGCCGTTGAAGCGAACGCCGCCGAGGCGGGTCGGATCAACGCTGCGGTCCACGCCGAAGAAGTTGTCGCCGGTCGTCGGAGCGGTCGTCGGAACCCACGCCGCAAGACCCTTGAGCGCGAGGCCCTGGTCGCCCTGCACGACGAGCGAGTCACCGATCTGCCAGCCAGCGGGGTTACCAGCGGTGCTGCCCATCGTGGTGGCCGAAACGGTCACAACGCCAGTGGTGCGGTTCACGGCGATCACCCAGCCGGAAGCGCCACGGTCAACGCCAGCGGGCGAAACCGCGCGCAGCGTCATGTTGACCTCAAAGTTCACCACGTCCGAGGCGTTCGCCAGCGTCACGACGCCAGGCGTCAGGCCGGTGATGTTGCCGATGGTGCTGAGAGCGCCCGAGCCATCGCGGAAGAGCTGCGTGGCAAGCGAGTTGGTCAGAGCGCGGATCGCGCCGTCGATCACCACGGTCGCGCCGTTGATGAACGCCATCTTGTCCGTCTTGCTGGCAAGCATGGTCTGGTTGTCGATCTGCGCGATGCTGTAGTTCGCAACGCGGGTCAGGGCGAACGACTCCACCGTGGCGGCGGTCTGGTTCGTCTGCGCGTTGCTGAACGTGCCGCTGCGGCCCTGCGAGGTGTTCACGATCAGGGGGATCGGCATATACTTGCCGCCGAACTCCTCCATCTTCGGAACCATCGCGAGGAACGGGTTGTTCTTGTAGACCAGGTTCGCGATCTTCTGGTCGTCGTAAAGCTCCTTGAGAGCCGCGTTAGCAGCGCCAAGGTCGAACGAGAACGAGGGACCGCCAACCTGATTAAGAGCGGGGGTGGGGGGAGTACCAGCGCCGGGCCAAGCCATGTGAGTACCTACCGCAGACAACGCATCATGCGTGTCCGCAAATCCGCGTCGAGCGCGCCATGCGCTACCAGCGGAGAGTTAGCAGTCAGTTGAAAGGAACAGTTCGCCTAGCGTCGCTGCCGTACCTAGTGGTTAACGTCCCTCAAGACGGGCGAGCGCGGCTGCAATCCGATCCGCGTCAGAGCGCGGTGACTTCGGAACGCCAGCGGCAACATTCGCACTCAGGTCGTTCGACAGCGTGGGACCCATCCTAGGTGCCGGTGCTGCCGTCTGTGCCTGCGTCGAGGCCACTTTCTGCTGCGTCACTGCAAACTTCTTGGTCTGCTGGGCCTTACGGGCCAGGTCTTCGTAATGCTCCTCGACGAGTTTAGCAGCCTCGGGAATCGTCAGCAACTTCCCGCTCTGCTTGAAATGCTCCTCGATCACATCCGAAACAAGATTTGCACCGCCGTAAAGATTTGTCAACTCATACGTTTCAACGTGCTGCGAAACGTACTCACCGACCTCCTCGCGGAAGCTTTCAATGATCGCCTGCTGCTCGCGCGTCTGCATCTCGCGCGTCTGCTCAAGAAGCTTCTCCTGCTCCTCGCGCTGCGCCCGCTTGAACTCTTCAAGCTCCTGGCGAACAGACATCACCTCGGCGTTGGGCGTCGGCTTGTTGTCGTTGAGGACGAACTCGGTGATCTGCTCGTAGGTCAAGCCAAGCTGCTTGATTGCGTCCAGCGGGTTCAGCAGCGCCTGCTTCTTCGCCTGCTCAAACGCACGCAACTCCTCCGCTTGGCGCGCCAACTGCGCCTGCTGCTGCCTCACCGCCTGCTGCTTGCGGAGCAAATCCTGCTCTTTGCGTGCAAGCAACGCAAACCGGTCAGCACGAGGTTTCTCAGGCGCAGGCTCCGGTGCCGGCGCGGGCGCCTCGGGCGCTGCCTCCGGTGCGGTCCCCAACACCTCCTGCGCGGTCGGCGCAGCGGCCTCGGGCACAGGCTGACCACCCACCGTACCAGTGGTCATGTTCGTCATCACTCCCTCAACACCCATCCGTCACTCCTTGGTTACTGTACCGGGACATTCGGTACCAGTTCGCTGGCAGGCATCGGCATCGGCGGCGCCAACGGCTCCCCAACCGCGCCAGGCATCGGCAGCGGCATCGGAGCGGGCGGCATCATGGCCTGCTCAATCTCGTTGATCTGCTCCAGATACCGGCGCAGCAACTCCAGTCGGTCCTCGCGCAGGTTGTTGAACTTGCCCTTGGCGTAGTACTCAAGGCACAACTGCTTGCTCAACTGGAGGTCGTCCAGCGGGTCAGGCGAGGTGTAGTCGCCCTCGTCCACGATGCGGTCAAACACGCTCTGAAGGTACTCCTCCTCCGCGTTTGCCAGCGACTCAACCTGCTCGAGATCGGGGAAGTCCAGCAGCCGTCGCGCTTGGCGCGGCGTCAGAAAGCCCGCCTGAGCGTACTCCTGGATCGTCGCCAAACGACCGGCGGGATCGTTGGGCAACGACGACACAGGGAAGCACTGCATCACGTAGTCTTCGTCGTTGAGCTTGATGTCCTTCCACTCAATCATCGCCAGCGACTTCTTGCCGGGGACGCGGACTTGGTAGCCCTTGTCCGCAGCGGCGATCATCTTGACCACCTCAATGCTCAGGCGGCCCACGTCCATGAACATCTGCTCGTACGACTTGGACGGCACCGACAGACGATCCGTCTGGATGTCGTTGTACTCGCGGATGGCGCGACCGCTGTTCAAGCCCTCAGGCTTCAGCGAGGACGCCGCAAGTTGCGACACGCCCGCTTGCTCATACCCCTTGTTGATCAGCGTCTGGAGGTGCGCGTACACCTCGGGCGCGACGATGGGCGGCGTCACGTACATCGGCGGCGTGCCGGTGTAGTTGATGATGCTTCCCACGTCGTTGTTGAGGTGCTCCTTCACGATCTTGCTGCCGTTCTCGATGAACACCTTGAACGAGCCCATCAGGTGCATGGAACGCTGGATCACCCAGAGCAGCTTGTTGATCTCCAACTGGATGTTCTGCAACTGCTCGGCAAGACCCTGGCCCCAGTACCCGTACAGACGCGGCGACCACTGCACACGCGCAAACGGGAACCACTGGTGCGGCCACGGCTCCATCTCGCCCAGCACCGCGCCGTCGATGGTGATGCAGTGCTTGCCGTCGTCCGCCCCAGGGCCGCTGGGCAGATGCCACGACTCGCGCACGGTGATCATGTCCGCGACAATGCTGCGGCCCGCCTCCTCCGTCCTCGACGGCTTTGCGCCGCCAATCACGTCCGCGTTGTCAGGGAACAGGTCAAACAACACCTGACGGTCAACCTGCTTCACGCGGTGCATCTGGCGCGGCTGGCCGTACAGCGACTCCACGTCGTCCACGAAGATCTCGCTGGACATCACGCGCTCGTGGCAAACGCGGTCGCCCTTCGCGAACACATGGATGAAGCCATCGCCCCACACGGACGCGTCGCGGAACACCACCTTGCCGATGTCCTGCGTGCCGTTCTCGTAGAACACGCCCTCGAGGAAGGCGTTCAGCTTCTTCGCTTCCCGCTGCTTGCGGTAGTCGCCGCCGCTGGTCAGGAAGAACGGACGAGGCCGGTTGCGGGTCACCTTCGCGACCACGGTGTCCACCACCGACTGCACCAGGTTGTAGCTGATGCGGTCACGCAGCGCCGGCTGCTGCGCCGCGATCTTGCTGAACGACACGCCCGCCAGCGTCGTCGGCGCCAGGTTGCCGTACAGACGCGCGCTCACGATCCACTGCGTCGCCCGAAACGACTGCGCGTCGCGGATCAGGTTCAGCGTCCCGCTGATGGAGTCCGCAGCGTCCTGACCCTTGAGCATCCACCAACGACGCTCCTTGTTGTCAGGCAGCTTCTCAGGCACGCCAGATCGCTCACCGCCAACCGTGAAGTCCCGAAATTCAATTGGCATAGTGCCTCTCCACCCGGCGCATGATCCGGTTCTTCTTCACACCGTAGAGCTTCCCCAACATCTTGAACGCCTGCGCCTCGTTGTCGCCGGTCATCTCGGGGAAGTAGTACTTGCAGATCTGCGCGATCACGAACACGCGCTCCTCGGTCGTCAGCGGCCCCAGTTCAGAATACCAAGGCGTCTTGCTTGCCCGCAGCGACTCGATGATCATCTCGCCGTGCGCGAACCCCGCCCACAACGCCGCACGCCACAGGTGCTCGCGGGAGTTGGCCTTAGCCTGCTCCTCCTCGGTCATCACCTCGTCGCCCGTCTTGACCTCACTCATACGTCGTCCCCCCGGCGCTTGAGCACAGGTCGTGCGAGCAACCCATCAAGCAGCCATCCACGCCATGCTCGGTCGCCCACGAGTGGCCGCACGCACAAATGGAGCCGGTGCCGTCCTCAAACACTCCAGCGGTTGCCACAGGGGCTTCTTGGGCTGAATAGGACGATGAGGAGGCACCGAGCTCCAACCGCAGTCCGCTGACCGCAAGAGACTTGATCCCCTGCTCGCGCATGAACGCAACCCAGGTGGCAACCTCCTGCTGTGTCATACGGACCTCCACGCGGCGGACGGTATACGGTAACTGCTTGACAATCAAGAACTGGTTGGGGCGCTTGGATTCGAACCAAGACTGCCGGAGTCAAAGACCGGATGCCTTCCGTTAGCAGACGCCCCAACAACTAATGCTGAATCAACGGCTGGCCCCACAGCGCAATCTCTTCGTCCTGCGCCTGTCGATCCGCAAGGAGTCGCTCCATCTCCTGCTCCTCTTGCAGCAGCATCCAATCCGCCTCGCTCTTGCCGTACTTGAGGCCGTTGTTCTGCCGCACCTCGGCCACCCACTGGTAGCAGTGCCTCCAGGCGTACAGCGCCGCGTCCGCGCAGTGGTTGGGCGACGCCGGATGCTCCTCCCGCCTCATGCTCCGCTCGTCCCAGATCAACTGCCCGTACTCTTCGATCAGCGGTGCCGCTGCCTTCTTGTGGACCTTGATGTACTGGCTGGCAAACTCGCCGTTCATAATCTCAATAAAGTCCGCCTTGCCCGTCTTCTCGGCCGGCGTCAGCGGGATGTCGTGCCTGCGCCGCATCTCCTCCACCGCCTGCTTGTTCGCGTTGTCGATCACGATGCGGTCAAACTCAAACCGGCCCATCAGCTTGCGCGTCTGGTCCGCCACCTCGGTGATGTCGCACTTGGCCTTCTTGTGCGCGCCCAGTACGTACAGCGTCCGGTCGTGGTCGTGGTACGCGCACACCACCCATGCAGTCGGGTCGTTGAACCCCAGGTCGATGCCCAGCACGTAGTGCCAGCGCCCGCCCTTGTTCAGCACCGGCAGTTCGTCAAACGTGTTCTTGTCGTAGTCGAAGCGGTAGACCAACTTGCTATCGTCCACCACCCACTTGCCGAGGTACATCTGCTGGAACCCTGGCGTCTCCTCCACCAGGGGGTTCGCCAACTTCAGATCCTCAATCTCCTCGCGCCACTTGTCCGCCAGCTTGGGGTTGTCGAACGTCGTCCAGCGGTAGCAACTCCAACCCATCTTTTCCCACTGCCCCGGCTCCCCTGGGTTCTGCCCCTTCGTCAGGTCGAAGAACAGCCCGCGCTTCATGTTGCCGGGGGTGCCGATCAGAGCGATGGTGCCGCGATAGTCCGCCGTCGCAGGCTTCAAGATGTCGTACACGATCTCCCGCAAGTCCACGTTGTAGGACGCTGCCTCGTCCACGGCCACCGCCATGAACTTCTGGCCCAGCGCCTTGTCCTTCTCCTGCTCGTCCGCGTCCATGCCAAGCATATAGATCACGCTGCCGTTGGGCAGAGTCGCGCTCAACTCCGTCTCGTTGAACCGGCACCCGAGCCCCTGCGCGCGGTCAATCTCCTTCAGCACGTCCTTCCACATGATCCGCTTGGCAGACGCTCGCGTCAGCGCCACGTACAGGCACGACACGCCGGGGTTCTTGTACGCTGCCTCCAAGAGCATCAGCCCAGCCGCGTACGACTTGCCCGCTCGACGGGTACACAGCAGCGCCTTCATGCGCGACGGGTCGTCAAGAAACTTGGTCTGCCACGCGTGCTCAGGCGTCCGAAACACCGGCTCTTTCTTCTCCGCTGCCACCAAGGCAAAGAACTCGCTCCGCTCTGCCGGCGTCATCTTGGCAATCAGCTTGTCGAGTTCTTCCTTGGTCATCGCTCAACCTTTAGCGTCAGTCGCGAACGCTCTTCTGCAACCGTTGTTTGCTTTTCGGGGCGCAACGCTGCCTGCGCCACCTCAAACGTCGCGCTGCGAGACACGCCCAAAGGCCTGCAGTAGTCGCATCCGCAGTCATCTGAGTGCGATGCCACACCCAACTGCTGCTCTGCCATTAACTGGTCATGCCTCGCCCGCTCAACTGGTTGCGCTAAAACCGATTTGCGGTTATTTATTTGCTCCATTGCCACAGGGAAGCACTTGTCGCACCAGTAACTCCGAGCGTTTGTTTTATCAAAATGCGGGTCGTGCTCAATAACAACCGACCAGCATTGACTGCACGTTGTTTTCTTCCACAACTTCTCTGGAGCAGTCAGCATCAACGCAACTTCTTCTTCGGTCATGTCCTCGTACAATACGTTGCGCTGCTCTTCAGCCATCCTGCGCCTCCCGCATCATCCGCTCGTACTCCTCGCGAGACACGCTCTTCGGAGCCGGACCATCAAGCAGCGCGTCATGCTCCGCCTTGCTGATCGTCCGCGCTTGCAACTCTACCCGTTTCGGCGGCTCCAACGTCGCTAGCGTCTCCTTCGCGTACCGCACCGCTACCGCTGCGTCCCCCTTGCCCGCCAACGCCC